AGAATGGGCTCGCCCTGGGTCGTAACGATCCCGAATACTGGAACTCCATCAGTGATGCCCTTCGAGAGCTAGGCCCCCGCGTCTCCGACCATGACCAGCATGTACGCGCCACTCAGCATTACTTGGAGTTCGCGAGACGCACTTTCAACATCTAAATGCGCTCCCTCGGGCAGCACCAACTGCCCGACCTTGGCATGTCTCTAAACTGCCGTCCCTTCTTTTAGTAAGTCTAGTCCGGTAGTGATACCGTAGGTACACTGGGGTGGTTCCCATCGTGTGTGCGTGGCGGGGCGCTGAGCTTACCAGCACTAATCCCCCCGTCTGTGACGGAAGATCATAACGGGTCAGAAAATGCGGGCACAACACCCCTCCTTCAGCAAGAGGATCGTATTCCGTAGCAAACCCCGAATGAGGAGCGTGGGTTATCGCCACAAAGGTCATAGCTGGGCATGACCAAACCGGACGTTATTCCGGCACTGCAACGACTGAACGCCGTCCGGTCTTGTACTTTCATTAATTCCCCAAGGCTGAAAGATACAGTCTCGCGACACCAGCGGCCAACACTTCTTTTTCCCCAATGTCTCACACCATCATCAACATCCTCGACCAAGTTACCACTAACACTGAGATTCGCATAGGCACCACCCGAGGTTACTTCATCTCCACAGCTCAGGTACACGCCATTCAAGCTGAACTCGGCAACAGCCACATTCGCTCCGGTGCTAACACTCCCACGCCGCTTGAGGAAGCTCAGCACAAACTCCTTGATCTTGTGGCTCAACAGCGGGAGATTCTCGCCGATATTGAGAACGCCCCCAAGGATAGACGTTCAGCGCTTAACGAACTCCTTCAACGCGCGAACTCTCAAATCGCCGCACAACGTCGCATTATCAAGAAACTGACAGAATGAACGCGCCGCTGATTGTTCCAACGCCTCGCCCTGTTTATGATGAGCCCTTCATCGATGGTTACTGCTATCTCGCTGTTTTCTCTTCTTCTGCTCGCCGTCGTGCAGCTGACACACTTGGCTATCGTCCTGGTCGCGAATCACTTGTCTCGCACGCTCTAAAGGTGCCGGCTCAACTTGATCCAGGGCCATTTTCCATCAGTCTGACCGCCCCTCTAGGCCACATCGGCGAGTTTTCTGTAATTGCCCATATCACTCGCACCAGCCCTTGCTTTTCTAATCTCTCTGCTTTGCGCGTTCTTTCTCT